CAAGAACGTGCCGGGAATCTGGGAGCAGTTCGACCTCGACGCAGCTGCAAACTCCCTCGATGACGCGATGACCGACCTATCCACCGAAATGTGTGGCGACAAGCCCGCAACCTTCGGCATGGACGGCGGAAACGGCTACTGCGAAGTCTGCGGGCGTGGATACGAAGCCATGAACCACTGGCTGCAAGGCGATTACGACGATTTGCCGACGCTCGACCTGATGTGCATCATGGCAGACGCGAAGATGTGACCATGATACGACCATATGACCTTGTGGAGCTTGCCGACGCATTGGAAGCGTGGGCGGCTCCACACGTCGGCTCAGCATTGGGCAAAACCATAGCAGACGATTACGGACTGCCAATGACAACGCCACGACAAGAAGAAATCATCAAAGACTACCTAGGAGGAAAACATGGCAACTAACGTAACCCAGAAGTACAAGACACTCAAGCAGGTCATCGACTACTGCGAAAAGAAGATGAACGATATAGGGCACGACCTCGACATCATCAACGAGCACTTAGACGTCAGCGACACCGTTTACTGCCAATTGCAGGGGCAGGTGGACGCATACGAGGACATCGCGCTCAAGTGCATCAATCTGTGCAGGGAGGCGACTGATGATGCCAACTAACGTGACGCAGAAAGACCAGACCTTGCACGAAATCATCGGCTGGGCAAGGATACACGGCCAACTAATAGACGTGGAAGTTAAGGCAGGTACATACAAGCGTCCTCTGTGGTGGTACAACGGGTATTCAGCCGCATTGTCTGATGTTGCCTCACACTGCAAGGGTATGCTCAGCAAGGAGGTTAACGATGGCGACTAACGTAACACAGAAAGACAAGACCTTGCAAGAGGTCATCGACTGGTGCGAAAACGAGCGAAGAGATATCGCAACATACATCAATCAGGCGTATTGGCTTGACGCTGGTGGTAGGAAATTCAACAGCGGAAAGGAACAAGCATTAGACGATGTAATCAAACATTGCAAGGACATGCTCGGCTACGGCGGCTCAATGCCCACGGAAGTACCTAATCAATCGGAGGACGCAAAATGAAACAAGAATACGATTCAATCATTGATGAATCAAAAGTCAGCGTTGTCGTAGGTGTCGCGTTACGCGAAGGCGACCAAGTGATTCCGGATACATTTACCCCTGTTGCGCTCACAAAGGTAGAGCGTCTGATCGGCAATAAAGGCATGATAAGCGTGCATATCAACCATCAACCGCCAAGCGCCTACAAGGTCATAGCAGAATATATCAGAATGATGGCTGACGATTTGGAAAAAGAAGCGAAGGACGCGAAATGAGCGCAAAAGAAATCAGATTCAACGGTACGCCTGACGAAATCAGCAAGCAATGGCATGAACAGCGAGATAAAGGCGTAGGCGGTAGCGATGTGGGAGTGATTATGGGCGTGAACCGCTACAAGCTCATAGGGCAATTATGGCGTGAGAAAACCGGCAATGCTAAACCCGAAGACCTAACGCATAAACCAGCAGTAATGCTCGGCAACGCTATGGAACCAGTACTGAGAGACGAATACGCCTACAAGCACCCGAACATCAAAGTCGAAGAACCACAATACATGCTTCAAGACGATGAACACCCTTGGCGGCAAGCATCACTCGACGGCGTACTAACCTACAAGGACGGTATGAAGGAAGTATTGGAAATCAAGACGGTAGGCTTGCAAAGCGCACAATACTGGGAGCCGGATACCGTGCCGATCTCATACGCCTGCCAAGTCATGCACTACATGGCAGTAAGCGGATACCGGCGAGCGCAACTAATCGCCTTAATCGGCAATATCAGGATTATCGAGCGTACCGTTGAACGTGACGAACTACTGATAGAGATGATCGAGGACGCTGTAGACGAATTCTGGAAGTGCGTTCAAGAGGATAAGCCACCATTACGGCATAATCCCACGACGGAATTCAAGGAACGCATTAGGAGCGTATGCTATGACCCGAATAACATTCCACTATTCTAGGAGAAACCGTGAAAAAGGTACTAGCAGAAATGGTAATCAAATGGTATGAACGCGGGTACACTGTGGACGAAATCGCGCCACTACTCCCACAATGCAACCGCGCAGAGATCGAACTACTAATCAAACAACATGACAAAGGCGAACACGAATGATTGATTGGCTGGCAATAGTAGCACTATTCGGATTGACAATCCTAATCGCATACTTGGGGAGATGAAAATGGGTAACAGGCACACGAAAGTCGTGAACGCCTATCACAAGCGTTCCGCGAAACAATATCACCTTGAAATGCACAAAGAAAACGACGCTGACATTATCCGCAAACTTGAAACAGTGAACAATAAGCAAGGCTACATCAAGGCACTGATTCGCAGGGACATTCAAGGCGGTGAATGATGGCGACCAACCCGACACCACTTGTACGTTCGATATGCGCAGATCGAGACCGGCAATGTTGCGTGAGATGCGGCAAGCCACTGTATGGCGCGATGGCTAGCTTGCATCATCGGCGCATGAGGTCACACGGCTGGAGCGGCTTACATGAAGCGTCCAACCTAATCTGGCTATGCGGTAGCGGCACACAAGGTTGCCACGGATACGTCCACATGCACCCAGCTGAAGCCTACGAACACGGTTGGCTAGTCCACAGCTACGATGACCCGAAGAAAATACCAGTAGACCACGCCAAATGGGGCAAATGCTATCTCTGGGACGATGGAACCGCAGGACTAGAACCGGAGCCGGAACGACGATAACAAAAAGGACGCGAGCGATAAACCCGCGTCCTTTTCGCAACCAATCAGAAAGGAAGTAGCCATCAAGCCACAAAACACAGCATAACACAAGAATTGTCCCGTAAATCCCGATCCAATCACGTTACAATAATCGTAGAAATAAAATACGTGAAGATTAGAGATCGGATTATGGGACTAAGCACTGAGGTAATCGTTGCAATCGTCACAAGCGGGTGCGCGGCAATATCAAGCATCTTCGTCGCAATCATCACATACGTTGGCAACAATCGAATGAAGCAACGCGACATGCAGGACGCTGAATACCGCACACAGCAAGCGGTAATCGACGCGAAACGCGACCAACAACACAAAGAACGCCAATACCTCTACGACGCTATCCTGCGAGGGCTTGACGCAAGCCTAGCCGCAAACGAGATAAGCCTCATAGCCTTGAACCACGGACATCTTAACGGAAACGTGGAAGCCGCCATGAACAAAGTACACAAAGCTCAAGCCAACCTAGACGCTGCCACAAGCAAAGCAATCACACACCTTACAGAGGTAGACTAATACAAGGGAAAGGACAAACAATGAATACCGCAATCACAATCACAAGCATCATCTGCGCGACACTCATCATCCTGAGCATCATCGCCAAGCACTGACAAAGGAGGTAACAAAATGGACAATAGCAAGACCTACATCCTGCCAAGCGCAGTATATGCGTGGGCGAAATGGCTGGGACTAATCGCGCTACCGGCAATCGCAACCTTCGTCGGTGTCGTTGGCGCAGTATGGGGCTGGCATAATACCGACGCAATCGTGACCACCATCAACGCCATCGGCGTACTGGTAGGTGCGTTGATCGGAGTGAGTGCTGCAACAGCAAAAACAGACGAAACCAAGTAGACACGCCGAACATAAAAATGGCTCCCACCACAACACCATGTGCTATGATGGGAGCCATAACGCTACAACAAAGCCAAGTATACCACACACTTGGGTACGGAGGTACGAAAACTCCCTAGCAATCTCCCAAGCTCGGACAACGGGACGACCACTAACACTGGTTGATACACACGTCAGAAGTGCTAGTCCAACCGACCTGATAATCGAGATTGGAATAACCGGGTTGCCGACAATCTCACACAATACCGTGTAGCGCGAATTATCAGGGTATGCCGCAACGACATTAGTAATGCAATGTCCTTATGAACGACGGGGCGAACGAGCGACCGACGGAAACCATGAATAAGCCTTAATCTGGAGCCTATAAAGTTCCAGCTCTTAAGGCTTATTCTCTCTGCTAACTCACTTCGCTCCCTCAAGAAACACATTATGATTAGGCTGTAGATAGGAGGTGTGCTGATGCTCAAAGCATGTGGCTGGTGCGGACGAATGCACGATATCAACGCAGAATGCCCACGCAAACCAACGCAAAAAGGCCGCAAGTACGGCAGCAAGACCGATGCAGACAAGCTACGCAACACCTACAGGTGGAGACGCAAGCGAGAACAAATCAAGCAAGACGCACACTACCTATGCGAAGTATGCGCAGACCAAGGACACATCACCACAAGCCACCTAGAAGTCCACCATATAGTCAAGCTCAACGCTAACCCAGACCTACTCACCGATGATGACAACCTAGTCTGCCTATGCACTACGCATCACAAGCAAGCAGACGCAGGAGAAATAGACGCAATCTACCTCAAACAACTCGCAAAAAAACGACACGCCAACACTTGACAAAACACTCCCCCCGTGGCAGAAGCCGCTCTCTCAGAACGCTCCCCGACAC